TGTGTTCGTAAGGGTCGTACCCGGCAGCTGTTACGGCTGCGATGACGGCATTCTCGTCTGTGTACTTGCGGTTGGAGCGGCCCTCGACCAGCTTGTAGCCGGACCACTGTTTACCGCTGATGGCTGCCTGAAGCGCATAGTCCTTGATGTCGGAGGCCCAAGCGATCAGATCGTCGATGCGACCGAGGATTTCTTCGACCTCTTCATCTGTCAGCAGAGGCGGCTGCCTGAACTCGAACTTGGCAAGCTCCATGTTGGCGTTGGCTCTTTCACGGCAGTCAGCTTTGGCCTTGCAGAACTGGCACCATTCGCCGCAGTGGTATTCACCCTCTCCGTTAAAGGCAAGCTCTGCAGTCGGGGCCAGAACCTGATCGGCCCACTCGTAGAGTTCGTCCTTTGGAATGGTGAAGGTGCTGACGTTAGAGCGTCGGGGCTGGTAGATGGTCATGCTGACGGTGTCGATGTCGTAGATGCAGTCGAACAGCTCCAGCGCACCGAGGGCGTACAGCTTCATCTGCGGGCTGTCGTCGGCTTCGACCAGAACGCCTCTGCCGTGCTTGTAGTCCACGATGTGCAGCGTCCCGTCTGCAATGATGACGCAGTCGCCGGTGCCGAAGCCCTCCTCGACGTACTTGGAGTAGTCGAGCCGCTGTTCGATCAGGACCACAGGGTCCGGGCAGGTCTTCTTGGCCTCCTCGACCAGCTCCATTACGAAGGACACATACCCGTTGGCACATTCCTCCATTTCGGAGTTGTACCAAGTAAGGTCTTCGGTCGGGTCCTTTGCTTCCATACCGAGAGCCGTCCGGAGCTTGAACTCACAGAGAGCGTGGGCGTCGGTACCTTCGGCTGCGAAATCGCTGCCTTTGTCGTCGTAGTCTTCACAGAGCCTTGCCGAAGGTGGGCAGTTGAGCCACCTGTGCGAAGACGATGCAGAGAGAAGTGCGTGGTTAGGCATTTCCGAGCACCTCCGCATCCGCTACCAGAGCCTTGTAGCTTGCCGGGTCAACCTCAGAGAGCTTCTTGGCGCCGTACTTCAGGAGAAGGTCACGGATCTGAGCGGTGAAGCCATCACGGGACTTTTCTGCCAGAATCGCTCTGACCTCTTCGAGGGTGAGTGCCTTTTCCGGTTCTGGAGCAGGGGCCACTTCCTCGCTGCCGCTGAATGCGCCGGTCAGCCAGTTGGCGATGTCGTTAATAGAAGATGCAATATCCCGCAACTCCCTGATGGTCGCTTCCATTTCGCTCATTTTGCTCATCACGTTTTCCTCCTTCCTGAGATTGGCTTGTCTGGTTCAGCTGGATCAGCTTCCTCGCCAGACGTCTTGACACTACGCTGATTGCCGTAAGCACTCCGATGAGCTCTTCATCGGTGACGGCCTTGTTGGGTCTGGACTCACTCATTGGCGGTTCCTCCTTTCTGAGGACCTGTGTTGTTTTGCTGTCCTCAGTACCCACTGGAGGGAAATGGGGTGTTTGGCCAAAAAAATCTGAAAAAAATTTGACCGCCGCAGAATTTCTTCCACGGCGGCCATTTCAGGATGTTAGATATAGTCCTTCAGTGCTTCACGAAGAGTGGAGAGAACCTTGTTCTTTTGGTAATTGACAGTTGAACGAAGCCTTCCCATTTCCGAAGCGATTTCACGCTCCGTCTTGCCCTGCATGATAAGCTCGCAGATGCGTCTGCCGTCCGGGTCAAGGCGGTTAAGCTCGTCGTATAGAGCGTCGAGCAGTTCCTTGTCCATAAGGATGGACTCCGCAGACGGTGCGTCGTCGGCCAGCGTATCGCCAAGGGTAAGCTCGTCTTCCTCGCCGCCGATAGGCGTGTCGATGGAAACCTTCTTACCGGCAGCGTAGAACGGGCAGCCGGGGCAAACACCGTCACACTTCCAAAGCTGGGCCTTGGTGCAGCGGCACTCGCCATTCTTCTGGGCATGGTAGCGGGTGTTCCAAACAGGCTGATAGTAAGCCCTGTAAACTTCCTCGCTGACCTCGATAGGGGTCCCGTCGACCGGGATAAAGTACTTCTTGTCGTTGTTTTGCATGAAAATTTCCTCCGTTCGATTTGCTTGGAACGGAGGAAACCTTCATGGTCAGCTGCAAATGGGTATAGAAATCCAACCGCAGTCCCGACGGAGATTTCTCCGTTCCGGTCTGCAGCTTCCTTATCCAGTAGGCAGCTGTTCGTATTAACTTGTCCCATCAAGCGGCACTGGATCGTCCTGGGCCAGTGGACGTACCGCTTGTGGGTGTGAGCTTTCACTCACAGGTACTATTTTATTGAGATTCCGGATTTTCACGAGGAAGTGGGACTTCCGGTTCAAGTGGCCGAAAAAGCCTGAAAATAGGCAAAAAAATAAGGCCCTCATGTCTTGAAAGACATAAGAGCCTTGATATATCAGGGTTTCATACCGGAAGTGCGACTTCCGAATTATTTTTCAGGAGCAGTCATTTTATTCCCGTTTTTGGGTAGTTGTTGCGGAATACCGGCATCTTGCAGCTTCTCGTTCCACATGAAGATGTTTTCCATGTGGTGGTGTTCTATCAGGTACCGATAAATGAGGTGCTCGTCCTTGGCAGTCATTATGTTAAAACCAGCCTTGAGGATTAAATCATAAGAGAAAGCCGGTTGCAGATTCAGTCCGATGCAAAGAGCAAGTACGCTTTGTAAGGTGATGTTGGAATCCTTCTTTTTTCGATAGTCTTGAATCATGCGAGAGCTTATGCCAGTACGTTCTTCCATCTTCTCGTTGGTATACCCACGACGTTTGATATGATAGTCAAGGGTCCCACAAAACGACGAAGGAACCTCAGCAAGGATATCTGCGACTCGCTTTGCTTCTGCTGCGATGGCAGCCATTTCACGGGCACGTTTCTGTACATCTTCATTCTTGCCTTCCTTCGGATTGAAGCTGGCTTCAACAAAACTCTTTGAATCGGCATCTCTACAAAGGAAGCATATGCGGTAGAAGGAGTCATCGTATTGTGTGCTGACTCGTGTAGTGCGGTCGAATACCAAACAGCACTCATCGACATGCTCTAAGGCGTATTCGGTAAGAGTTGGTTCAGAATCCTCTACAATGCTTACATATTGAGGATCATTAATGACGAGTAGACCGCCAGCGTGAATAAAACGCCTCGCCGCAATATCCTCAGATAAATCCGGGTTAAGCAGGGACTGAATTATGACATTGTTGCGGTCGATGACAAAGGTTTGGCCTTTTTTCAAACTGCCTTTTTTGAAGGAGAATGGCGGGTAGTTCTTACCATCGACAAAGTTGAAAACACCGGCGGCTTGCTCAAAACCGAGCTCAACAGCACGGATCTTTGCGGCTGTCGTTGAAACCTTGAAAAAATCAGCGAACTCACTGATGGCAAGTTCCATGACGTACCCGTCACGGAGGCGACCACGATATGCTCTGTGAAGTCTATTCAGAATTTCGGAGAGTTTTGCCTTACCGGTTTTTGCGGGGATTAGAATTTTGGGAGCCAGCGCATTGGCTTGCCACTCCATCCAAGACAGCTCATCTTCGAGCTCGTTGGACTTCTTCTTATAATCCTCGACAACAGCGCAGGAGATTGCTTGGATATCAGGGTTCAAGAGCTTCTGAAGCTCGAAGAATTTATAGTGCTTGTCCCAATGGACACACTCGTGGATTACGGTATTATTTGTCGAACCGATATTTCGCATAAAAACGACATCGGGGTTAACAAGTATGGTTCCGGGGCATATAGTCCGATCTTCTGTTTCCGAGCATGTTTTATTTGTAAAAACCTCGACATTAGCGTCATTGAAATATGTACGACCAAAGATACCGTCCGGCAATGGAGCGTGATAAACTGTCAATCCCATATTTTCAACAATCTCCTTGATGGGGAGCGGCATGGGCTCCTCTAACGCACGGGGACAGTATTTTTCGAGAAATCTCTCCGCATGCTTATCGAGATCTTTTGCGTAGATGTACGGGACCAAGTATTTAGTGAGCGCATCTTCTGCCCAAAACAGTTCTCTTGAATACTCTGATGCATATCCAATGCTGACTTGTTGGAGCCCATTTCTCAAAGTCGCTGATAAAGGTATTGAGATCCAGCATTCAGTAGAATCGCTTTCATAGTCACGTCGACCACGGCCAGAGATTTCGATTTCCGCACGGACTGTAACTTTACATTCAATCCTGTCGGTATCTGACTCATGGAAATTGACTCCCATGATTTTGAAATCACTCAATTCTACATAGGAGGGGTCAGGAACAACAGAAGTTGATAGGTCCAAGCGACCTTTGTTGTTAAAGAGGTATGATTTAATTTTGCTGAAAATTTGGTTATAGTACACGTCCTCAAGATAGGCCGCAAACGTATCATACTTCTTGGACAAGACACACCCTCCTAACCGAAAATGATTTGAGCTCACAAATTATACCACATCTACGATGAAATTTCAACCATAAACAGTGCAAATTCGAGTGTTTTCAGAGAAAACCTCTTGTGTTTTGCACACTTTCGTGATATAATATTTTAGTCGAGTTCTGAAACAGGCTTTTTTAGATTTAAGGAAGGGAGATCCCGATGGAAGTAAGTTACAAAAAGCTATGGAAGCTGCTAATTGATAAAGATATGAAAAAGAAGGATTTACTTGCTACGGCCGGTATCAGCTGGGCCTCCATTACGAAGCTGTCCAAGGGAGAAACCGTGAGCATGGAAGTCCTAATGAAAATCTGCAAGGCATTAGACTGCAACATCGGAGATATTATGGACCTTATTCCGGAGGAGGAAACAAGTAGTGAGCAGCAGTGACACAATCATCGGTCACGCCAATCCACATACGATTAAGAAGTTCGAGCTTATCGAAAAGTATGTAGAGGCATGGGCACATAAGTTACTTCAAAATCAATACTGCTCTGGACTTGTTTTTATTGATTGCATGTCCAACAGTGGAGAATACGTAGACGATAACGGCAAGCAGGTGTTCGGTACGCCGGTCCGTGTTGCCAAGTATCTCCGGAATGTTGCGGGTCAGTATCCATATAAGCAGATCGACCTGTATTTTAGTGATTTTTGCTCTGCCAGAACAGACCATCTAAAAAGTTTGATGCCGAATGACAGTCGCAATTTTCATGTGCATATTACGACCGAGGACGGAAATGAACTGGCCAAGCGTTTAGGACAGACAATGTCTAACAAAAAACACTACCTTCTTGTATACGATCCGTATGAAGCCACTATTGACTGGAATGCGATCATGCCGTTCATCAATAACTGGAGCGAGGTCATTCTTAACCACATGGTTTCGGATTCCATGAGGGCTGTAAAGATGGTTAAGAAAGATGAGGCCAGAAGCAAATATGAACAGACATATTTGATGGATCTGGAGAACCTTATCCCTTACGGAAGCGATAAAAAAGCGTACGAAAAACGCATCGAGGACATCATTAAAGCCCTGCACCGCAATAGATCTAGCTTGCGTCTCTGGATCGCTGTTGATTTACACTTTTGTTGTAGCCTCCATCCGACTACCGGTTCCAGCTAGGTAAAAGATAGGGTGCAAATCCACAATAAAAGAAACCCCCAGCCCCTTAAGAGCCTGATTGCTCCCAAGGGTTGCTGGGGGTAAAGAAAAAGCCCCGTGAGAGAGCTTAATTGCTGGCTTTCCCACGGGGCTTCTTAGTTGCTTCCCTTCGTTTACTGATCTATCAAATCAGCCGTTTGTGTCAACGCTTATTCCTTAGTGCTACTCTAGACCTAACTGCTCTCCATAATGCAAGATTAGAGCAAGAAG